GAACCGCTTTATTTGTCAAAGGAAACGGAACAGCTTGCGAAACAAGTGCAGTCAGATCATAGGGAAGTGTCGGTTAAAGAGGGACTTATTCGTGATTTCCTTGATAAACGTGTTCCGCGTGATTGGAACTGTTGGGACTTGGCAAAACGCAGAGATTTTTGGTCGGAGATTATAAGCGTACCCGAAGACGAACTTGTCGAACGTGACAGAGTGTGTGCGCTTGAAATATGGTGCGAACTCTTTAACGGTGATTTTAGGCAAATTCAACGTAGGGATTCGATAGAGATTAACAGTATCATTTCATCGTTTGACGATTGGGAAAAATATGACAAGGTTATTAAATTTAACAAGGATTACGGAGTGCAAAAAGGATTTAAAAGAGCTTAGAATATGGGGTAACTTTTAGAGGTAACCTTTATTTGAAAAGGTAACTTTCAAGGTAACTTTGGTAAACCTAAGTAACTTTTAAAAGTTACCCCAAAAACGCAGTGATAGCAAGGGTTTAGAGCATAGGTAACTTTGGTAACTTTAATTCTATATATTATATACATATATGTACTACAAAGAGAAACATACACGCATAACGCACATATACGCGTATAAGTGTATGAAAAACGGTTTTAAAGTTACCGCAGAAAGAACAGGTGGAAAAATGATAGAAAAGGACATTGAAAAATATTTAGTAAGGCGAGTTAAGCAAATGGGAGGTTTGGCACTGAAATTCGTGTCGCCGAGTATGGCAGGTGTGCCGGATAGGATTGTTATGATTCCTAAAGGTACGTTATACTTCGCAGAACTTAAACGCCCGAACGGAAAGCCGAGAAAATTACAAACCGCCGTACACAGACTTTTTGAAAAACTCGGGTTTCACGTTTATGTGATTGATACAAAGGATAAAGTTGATAAATTGTTAAGGGGTGAGAATTTTGAATTTTAGACCGCATAGGTATCAGCAGATTGCGTTGGATAAAATTATTTCTACACCGCGTGTCGGATTGTTCCTTGATATGGGACTTGGTAAAACGGTTGTAACGCTTACGGCGATTGACGAATTGATTTATAACTGTTACGAAATCGAAAAAGTGCTTGTCATAGCACCGCTTAGAGTGGCGGAAGATACTTGGAGCAGAGAGTGTGAAAAGTGGGACCACTTAAGGCATTTGAGAATATCGAAAATTCTCGGCACTCCGAGCCAAAGACGTAACGCACTTTTAAAGGACGCAGATATTTATATTATAAATCGTGAAAATGTTGCGTGGCTCACAAACGAATTGTCGAGCATAGGCAATGCGTGGGACTTTGATATGGTGGTTATTGATGAGCTGTCGAGCTTTAAGAGTTCAAAGTCGCAGAGATTTAAGGCATTGAAAAAATACATAACACTGTCTAAACGAGTAGTCGGACTTACAGGCACACCTGCACCGAACGGACTGATAGATTTGTGGAGTCAGATATATTTGCTTGACAGCGGCGAAAGACTCGGCAGAACGGTAAGCGGTTACAGGGAGAGATATTTTCTTCCCGATAAACGTAATCAGACCACGATTTTCAGTTACAAGCCGAAAGAGGAATCCGAAAAGGCGATATATGATAAAATTTCGGATATATGCGTCAGTATGTCGGCAGAAGATTGGCTTGAAATGCCTGAAAGGATTGATACCGTTCAGCATATAAAGCTGTCGGATAAGGAACTGAAACTGTACGAAGAATTTGAAAAAGAACAGTATTTGGAGTTCATAAACGGACAAGTTACCGCCGCCACTGCCGCCGCACTTACAAATAAACTTTTGCAGTTTTCAAACGGTGCAATGTATTTGGACGACGGAAGTTATAAGGTGACGAGCGATAAAAAACTTGAGGCGTTGGCGGAAATAGTCGATACCTCACAAGGTCAGCCGATTTTGTGCTTTTACAGCTATCGCCACGACTGCGAGAGAATACTTAGAAAGTTCAAGGGTGCAAAAAAGCTTGAAAGTGCTGATGATATAAGGGATTGGAATGACGGAAAAATACCGCTTTTACTGGCTCACCCCGCAGGTGCGGGACATGGACTCAATCTTCAAACAGGCGGTAATATAATAGTTTGGTTCGGTCTGACGTGGAGCTTGGAACTGTATCAGCAGGCAAATGCAAGATTGTATAGACAGGGACAGAAAAATTCTGTGATAATCCATCACCTTGTGACAGACGGAACGGTTGATAAACGTGTTCTCGACAGTCTGCAAGGTAAACGTGAAGTACAGGACGAATTGCTTGAAAGCTTGAAAGAAAAATACGGTGTATAAGGAGGAATTGATTTGACGAAAGAAGAGCTAAAACAGTATCGCAGTATTGTTGCAGAATTAAACGAGGTAAATGACAGAATAAACAGTAATACAGTACACGGTACTGTCACAGGCTCTGACGCTGAATTTCCGTACGTCAAGCACTGTATTTCTGTGTCGGGTGTTGAGCCAACACATATATCTGATATTGTACTACGTCAACGATTGGAGCGGCAAAAAAACAAGATTGAATTGTTTGTTGCCGGTATATTAGACAGTGAAACACGTCGCATATTCCGATACAGGTACATAGACGGCACCGTAATGCCGTCATGGCAGTGGATTGCATTTAAGATAGGGCATTACGATGAGAGTTATCCACGAAGAAAACATAATAAATTTTTAAAAATGCCGAATTTGCCGAAAAAAGTGTGATACAATTTATAATGCGAAAAGAATGGGCAGACAAAAATAATGCAAAACCTATATACGGTGCAATATTTTGTGTTCTATATCTTACCGCTCGTTGTTTTCGCAAAAAAAGGTAAGTGTATCATCGTGAGATGATGGGTGAATATCTCGTGTGATTGGTGGGAATTGAGATATTAGATTAAACAGATTGTATGTGTTAATCATATGCAGTCTGTTTTTATTTTTGGATAAAGAAAGGGACATAATTATGGAGCTATTGCAATTAGTTGAAAAATTCAAGAACGTTTTCAGCATAGAAAAAATTGAAGATGTTGTTGATGAATTAAAATCAACATTGTTAAATGCCGAAAATTGTCGAAAGCTATGTGAAGATTGGATTTTAATATGTCCTGATTTAACAATAGATTATATGCAAATGATATTTCAATATTATTTTGCCGACCGCAAAGAAAAAATGCAGGACTACACACCGAAAAGCCTTGCGGTAGCGGTTGCAGAGTTATCAAAAACCGAAAATGAAAAGATTTGTTTGGATTTGTGTGCGGGTAGCGGAGCATTGACAATCCAAAAATGGAACGAAAATAACGATTTAAAATTCATATGCAAAGAATATGACAATCGTGTTATTCCGTTTTTGTTGTTTAATTTGGCAATTAGAAATATTGACGCCGAAGTTATTCATTGTGATGTATTGTCAGATGAAAATTTCAAAACATACAGGACGCAAAAGGGTGATAGATTTGCAACTGTTAAAGAGATAACTAAGAGCGAATTTAAAGCTGATTGTTGTATATCGAATCCGCCGTACAATATGAAATGGGAACAACCTGTATTTGCACAATTACAGAATAGATTTTCACAGTGCGAAGTACCGCCGGAAAGTAATGCGAATTATGCGTTTGTATTGACTGCGTTAGATGAGATTACGGGCAAAGCAAGTTTTATATTGCCGAATGGTGTTTTAAGTACAGACAACCAAAAGGAAAAGCAAATAAGACAGTATTTAGTTGAAATGAATTTCATAGAAAGTATAATTGTATGTCCTGATAAAATGTTTGAAGTTACGTCAATACCAACGTGTATTATAACATTTAACAAAAATAAAAAACATTCAACGATAGAAATGATTGACCTGCGACAGAGGTATGAAACGGAACAACGAATGCAAAACGGACAGTTTGGCGGCAAAAGTCACACTAACAGGACATACGCAAAAGAGGTCAAGATTATATCCGAAAGTCAGATACAAGATGTATTAATACAAATTGAACAGTACGGAAATATAGCGGGTTACTGCAAGGCAGTAAGCATTGAAGAAATAAAAAACAATAATTATGTATTGGTGCCAAGCCGATACATAGAGTTTGAGAATATAGAAAATGCACATAGACCGTACAACGAAATAGTTGCGGATATTAACAGAATTATAACTGAAAAAAATACTTGTAAACTAACAATAAACGAAACAATCGCCAAGTCTTTAGGATTTGACATTGAACTGTTCAAGCAGGACAACGGTACAAATAATGATTTCTCAAAATTGACAGAAAAAATATGCGGTGAAAAGATTGTAAAAAATGATTATTTCAAAACAACCAAAAATAAAAATGAAATAACATTTTCAAACAACAGCAAAGAAAATATATCAAGTATTCTTATGATGATATTTAACACGTGGAAACAACACATATATTATCTAAATCTTGAAGAAAACAGATATTTAGCGGAACTTCGGGACGCACTGTTGCCGGAACTGATGAGTGGAAAAATAGATATAAGTGATATATAAGCGGTGGAAAGGATAAAACAATGTTTGAAAGAATAAAAGCATATTTACGCAATAGAAGATATGAACGAGAACGTAAGAAGTTCATACGCAAATGGAACGAGGATAATAAAAATTGGTGCGAGTGTCGACATAAACGCAAAGCGTTTAAACGTGCAATGATAAAAAACGGTTATACGATGTAATCAAACAGAAAATGTGAAAGTGAGGTGATAAGAGTGACTGAAAAGCAAAAGTTGTTTTGTGAGGAATATTTGATTGATTTGAACGCGACACAAGCGGCATTAAGAGCGGGATATTCGGAAAAGACGGCGTATTCGATTGGGAATGAGAACTTGAAGAAACCTGAAATTCAAGAATACATACAAAAGCGGCTGAAAGAGAAAGAGGACGCTCTTATTGCCAAACAAGATGAGGTGTTAAAGACGTTAACCGCCGTTATGCGACGTGAGAAGTTAGAAACTGTTGTAGTGACGTGCAAAGCACGTAAATCACACTATGACGACAAGGGCAAGAAAGTCACTGACGAGGCGGAGCTACCGATATGTGTTGAAATACCGACAAAGGTGTCTGACGTAAACAAAGCGGCGGAAATGCTGGGTAAATATTATGCGTTATTCACCGAAAAATTAAACGTTGACGGTGATATGGACTACAGCATTAAAATTGATTACGGTGGTGAGGACGAATGAACAAAATAACAGTACCGTTCAATCCGATATTCAAGCCTGTACATCAATGTAAAAAGCGTTATGTTGTAATGAAAGGCAGTGCCGGAAGCGGTAAGAGTGTTGATACTGCACAACTGTACATATTGCGTTTAATGCGTGACAAGGGACGTAATCTTGTATGTGTGCGAAAGTCTGATATAACAAACCGTGACAGTACGTTTGCGGAGCTTGAAAGTGCCATAAACCGTATGGGCGTTGGCAGAGCGTGGAGAGTTACGCAAAGTCCGTTGTCGTTCACCTGTATAAACGGCAACAAGATTATATTTCGTGGTGTAAACGACAACAAGCAACGTGAAAAGTTGAAATCAATCACATTTGCGAACGGAAAATTAACGGACGTATGGATTGAAGAGGCTACGGAGCTTGTGCAACAGGATTTTGAAATTATAGATGACCGTTTGAGAGGTGAACTTCCCGACGGCCTTTTTTATCAGATAAAGCTGACATTCAATCCCGTGTCATCAAGTCACTGGATAAAGAAAGTGTTTTTCGATATACAGGACGATAACGTCTTAACGCATCAAAGCACATATTTAACAAACCGATTTTGTGACGAGGCATACAGACAACGTATGCTACGTCGTAAAGAAGTTGACCCTGAGGGCTACAGAATTTACGGACTGGGTGAATGGGGCGAAACAGGCGGATTGATATTCTCGAACTATCGCATTGAGGAATTTGAAACAGATATGAGCCGTTTTGACGCTATGGCGATAGGACAGGACTTCGGATTTAATCACGCAAATGCTATATTGACGTTAGGTTATAAGGACGGCGATATTTACGTTTGTAATGAACTGTATGTACACGAAATGGACACAACAGAGATTATTCAAAAAGCTGACGGGAAGTTCAGCAAAAGTCTTGCAATGTGGTGCGACAGTGCAGAGCCGGACCGTATAAAAATGTGGCGAAAGGCAGGCTATCGAGCAAGGGCAGTTGTTAAAAATCCGAACAGCATACAATCGCAGATTGACTGGTTAAAAGGCAGAAAGATACATATTCATCCGTCTTGCGTGAATGTAATCAAAG